AGACCAAGAGGGATATCCTTTAAATTATCAAGATATAACAGGTCACATGCCACCACTTGAACCTCTTGAGGACGATACGATTACATAAATAATCGTATGGAACAAGGAATATTCATCGACCCCCATCTTATATGGAATCTATTCTTAACACTGGTTTTACTTCCAGTGGGGTTCTTTGTGCGTAGTGCTTTGAATGAACAAAAGAGAATAGACATACTCTTAAACAAAACAAGAGAAGAATTAGCAAAAGAATACGTTTCTAAAGATGAATTCCAACAAGCTATGGATAGATTAATGATATCTATCGAAAGAATTGACGAAAAACTCGACAGACTCCAATCTCGTACTTACTTCCAAGAATAATTGTTATAAATAGTACTGAACATTTAAAAAAATGGAAATAGTACTATGGCAATACCAAACTCAAAGGCATCATTTAAAGAATATATTCTAAGAAGTCTTGGAGCTCCAGTGATTGAAATCAACGTGGATGACGACCAAGTAGATGATAGAATAGACGAAGCCTTACAATACTACAACGAATACCATTACGATGGTTCTATTCGTACATATTTAAAACATCAATTGACTCAAAGTCAAATTGATACCATGAAGACTAACGAAACACATACTGGTGTTAACAGTTCTAATGATGCATTTCAAAGTCAAACATTCTCAGAAGAACAATCATACGTAGTATTACCCGAATCAGTATTATCAGTAGTACGAATATTTCCTTTCAACGATAAACACAACCTCAATATGTTCGACCTTAGATATCAACTAAGATTGAATGATGTATATGACCTAACTGCAACAAATGTATTGTATTATGAACAAGTGCAACAACACATAAGTTTGTTAGACCATATGTTGGTAGGTGAAATACCTATAAGATATAAACAGGTTACTAACAGGTTATACCTAGACATGGATAAAGATTCTATCAATGCTGGTGAGTATATCTTGATTGAGTGTTTTAGAAAACTAGACCCCACAACTTATACAGACATATACAATGACATGTGGTTAAAGAGATATGCAACTGCATTAGTTAAGTATCAATGGGGTTCAAACCTTTCCAAGTTCGGTGGGATGCAATTGCCTGGCGGAGTTGAGTTAAACGGAAATGAAATAATGACACAAGCACAGGAGGAGATTCGAAGACTAGAAGAAGAGTCAAGATTGAATTATGAATTACCTCCTATAGATATGATAGGTTAATTATGCCAACAAATGTATTTTTCAACCATGCAGTATCGTCTGAACAACACCTGTATGAGGACTTAGTTGTTGAGTCACTTAGAATGTATGGACACAATGTCTACTATCTTCCAAGGGAGATAATAGAAGAAGACACCATTTTAGGAGAAGATGTTGCATCTAAATTTGGAGATGCATATGAGATTGAGGCATACCTAGAAAACGTTGAAGGTTTTGAAGGAGAAGGAGACCTATATTCTAAGTTTGGTGTAGAGATAAGAGACCAAGCTACCTTTGTTATTGCACTCAGAACATGGGAAAGATTTGTATCTCTAGATAATAATCTTACCTCATCATTCAGACCAAATGAAGGTGACTTAATACACTTCCCATTAAGTGGTTCACTATTTGAAATTAAGTTTGTTGAACACGAAGACCCATTCTATCAGGTTGGTAAACTTTTTGTATTTAAGTGTAGATGTGAATTATTTGAATACAGAGGAGAAGACTTTGACACTGGTACTAATGCAGACTTGGTTGAGGCAGAAAGAACTTACACTATAACTGCAACAATGACTGCTGGTTCAGGTGACTCGGGTAATTACACAGAGAATGAAGACCTTAAGATTGGTGATAATGTAGTGGGTGAAGTGTCTACATATAAACAGTCTAATAGAACACTTACAATCACACACAACAATACACCACTTGCAGTGGGTGATAGATTGGTAGGTGCAGTGTCAGGTGCAACTAGACAAATTGCAACAATCACTGATGCACTTGATATGCCAAATGACCCGAATGCACAAAACAAAGAATTTGAAGATGCAGCTGATAATTACATAGACTTCAGTGAAACAAACCCATTCGGTGAGATAGGAAATAATAGTTAATCATGTTTACATATTTTTACAATGAAACCATAAGACGTTCAGTATCTGTATTTGGTACTATGTTTAATAACATAACAGTTAAACAGACTAAATCAGATGGAACAGTTGTGAACAGTATTAAAGTTCCCTTATCGTATGGACAAAGACAAAAGTTCTTACAGAGATTAAAAGAAGAACCCGATTTGAATGACAACTTGAGAAGTGCAATATCACTTCCAAGAATGGGATTTGAAATCAGTGGGTTTACATACGACCAAAACAGACAACAAAACAAACTCATTCGTTCTACTAAAACTACAATGGAGACGGATAATGTCAGTAGAAAGTTTCAATATCAACCTACACCTTATGATATAAACTTTACACTATCCATCTATGCAAAGAATATGACAGATGGGTTACAAATAGTAGAACAAATATTACCCTATTTTCAACCCGAATACACAGTTGCAATGAAAATGATTGATGATATGTCAGAAGTAAGAGACGTACCAATCATTTTAACAGGTGTAAATATGGACGACCAATTTGAAGGGTCGTTTGAAGACAAGAGAGTAATTAACTTTACCCTTGACTTTACAATGAAAACTTACTTCTTTGGCCCCGTATACACAGGGAAAGTTATTACGAAGGTTAGAGAAAAAACATTTATAAATGATGGAAGACATGGTTTCACATCATCAGAACTTACTACATCAGGTATCGTAAAAGACGTTAAATTTTATGAACCAGCATTTGAAGGAACAGTTGCAAGTGCAGTATCCAATACCACTACAGTAACTTTTACAACTGCAATAGATAGTAATGTATCCGTAGATGATACCATGGAAGGTTCTTCTACTAATCCCGACCCAACAGTCTCTTCTATTGCAGAAGACAGACTGTCTGTAGTGGTTTCCAGTAATGTTACTTTGTCCCAAGGAGATAAAGTATACTTCACAGGAAGTGCATCTGCAGAAGACAATTATGTTATATCAGAAGATGTATCATTCTTTGATGAGGGATATGGTGGAAATGAAGCTTCAACCACAGACTAGTGAAAAATTATGACAGACAATGTTGACGATAAATTAAATCAAGTATTAGACATAAACACGGACATGAAGAAGGACTTAAAGAAAGTCCCTACAGTCCGTACAGACCTCTCTAAGGAGTCTTTAGAGACAGACTATAGATATGCAAGGGAAAACCTATACGACCTCGTAGAGAGGGGTCAGGACGCTTTAGATGGTATCCTAGACCTATCTAAGGAGATGGAAAACCCTCGTGCATATGAAGTCGCAGGTCAGATACTTAAAACTACCTCAGAGATTGCAGAAAAACTTCTAGACCTACAGGTTAAAATGAAGAATATCAATAAAGAAGAAATTGCAAAAGAAGGTGATACACATAATCATTTGTATGTTGGGTCAACATCAGACTTACAAAAATATTTGAAGAAAAACAAACATGGTCAATCCGAAGAATGAAGGTTATCTAGGTAATACTCAAATCAAACGTGCAAACGTTGAGACGAAGTATACCAAAGAAGAACTTGATGAATATCTAAAGTGTCAAAACGACCCTTGCTATTTTATCGAATCATACACACAAATTATCTCACTTGATGAGGGTATGGTTCCGTTTGAACTTCGTGGATATCAAGAAAATCTAATTAAACACTATAATGACAATAGATTTAGTATAGTTCTTGCATCAAGACAGAGTGGTAAGTCAATCACATCTTGTGCATACTTACTTTGGTATCTATTGTTTACACCCGAAGTTACAGTCGCTGTTCTTGCAAACAAAGGTGCAATTGCAAGGGAGATGGTTGCAAGGATAACTACTATGTTAGAATCCGTCCCTTTCTTTTTACAGCCAGGGGTTAAGATACTAAACAAAGGTAATATAGAATTTGGAAATGACAGTAAACTGGTTGCAGCTGCAACATCATCATCTTCAATTCGTGGACTTTCGATTAATATGTTGTACCTTGATGAGTTTGCATTCGTTGAAAATGCAGAAGAGTTTTATACTGCAACATATCCAGTGGTTACCTCAGGTAAAGATTCTAAGGTAATTATTACTTCTACTGCAAATGGTGTAGGTAATATGTTCCACAAAATATATGAAAGTGCAACTGTAGGTGATTCAGAATATAAATCATTTCTGATAAACTGGTATGATGTGCCAGGCAGGGATGAAGAATGGAAGAAACAAACCATTGCAAACACTTCCGAGTTACAGTTCCAACAAGAGTATGGTAACAGTTTCTTAGGAACAGGTAATACACTTATTGCATCTGATACACTATTAGGATTACGTGCATCAAATCCTATTTGGCACAAAGAAGGTTTTAGTGTATACAAAAAGCCAGAGAAAGGACATGTCTATATATGTACTGTAGACGTATCGAAAGGGAGAGGTTTTGACTATTCAACCTTTACAATTTTCGATGTATCCACCGAACCATTTGAACAGGTTGCAGTATACAGAGATAATATGATATCTCCATTACTGTATCCCGATGTAATTGCAAAATATTGTTCACACTATAACACTGCATTAGTAATTATAGAAAACAATGCAGAGGGAGCTGTGGTTGCACAACAGATGCATTATGATTTAGAATATGATAATGTGTTTGTACAGGGTGGTTTAAGATTAGAAGACATCGGGGTAACAATGACCCGAAAGATTAAAAGAATAGGAACTTCTACACTTAAAGAAGTGTTAGAGGAAAATAAATTGAAAATTTGTGACAAAGAGTTAATAAAAGAACTCTTGACTTATGTGAATAAAGGAATGTCCTTTGAAGCAGATAAAGGTTATCATGATGATTTGGTTATGAATTGTGTAGTGTTTAGTTGGTTCCTAACAACTGAATATTTCGAACACCTCACAAACAATAAAGTCAAAGACTTACTATACGCAGGACAACAACAGGAAATATATGATGATGTCTTACCAGTAGGAGTTTTTGGAGAACATGATAGAGAGTCTCACTCGTTTGTAGATACGAGTGGAGACCGATGGTATTTACAAGAGAACGACTAAGTTCAAAAAAATATAAATACATTAAAAGAATTGACTAAGGTCGCAAAAAGGAGAAAAATATGGC